CGTACTTGCTCGGCGCCAGGAGCTAGACCTCACGCAGCTCGACGTGTGGCAGGCCGGCGGACCGTCGAACACAACGCTTACGAAGATTGAGAACGCGGAGATCGACACCCTGACTCGCACGACGGCGCGCAAGCTCGACGCCGGGCTGCAATGGGTGGCGGGTAGCGCGAAGGGCGTCTATGAGTCGGGAGCCGCGCCGAGGCCCATCGCGGCCGCGCTCCGAGGGATGAGCCAGCGGGGCGCACGCTGGCTGATGGATCAGATCGAGAGTGCCGAGGTGCCTGCGGAGACGCGGGCGGAACTCCTCGAAGTGCTCCGAGAGAGGGGCACCGCATGAGCGACGAGACGCCCCCTCCAGTAGCACCGCCCGGTCAGGCGGCGTAGGAACCAGAGACCGGGCGGTGCTAGAGACAACACTAGGCCCGTCACCCCTTGTTGGGGTGACGGGCCTAGTTTCTTTCGCGGGCGCTCAGATCGTGGGTAAAGCCACGATTCGTCGGCGCCGCCCCCTAGCCTTCGTCCCAGTCGGCCCGCGTGATAGAGCTCGCGGCCATCTCGGAGATAGCGGGTTCATGGATTATGTCTGATCGGACTTTCACCCTTTCGGCTTGCGGTCTCGTCACGTCGCTGGCGTGGGCGCTTGTGGGGGGCGCTTGTGGGGGCGTTTCTCATCGTGGGGTCAACCCAGTTTGGGATTCTGGCGTGCGCGTCTAGTGCTTTGGCTGCGACGTGTTCGGTGCGCGGGTTCTGTGTCCAGTTGGGCAGGAACATGCAGGCCGCGTTTGAGTTGGGCAAGGAGGCTGGGCGCAGTGAGGCCCGCCTCGAGGGGCGACCATTGTCGCGGGTCTAGCCGAGCTGGCCCATCGCCTGCCGCACCACTTCGCCCGACACCACATGCCCGCGAGGGCCCTGGCCGGACAGGATGCGGTCGACGTTGGTCAGCACGTCCGCGTTCAGCCCGCCGATCATGCCGCCATAGGTGCCGATCGTGGTCGAGATGTCTTCGTGTCCGATGTAACGCTGAATCTCGATCGCGGTCGCACCACCGGCAGCGAGCACCGCCACGGCCATGTGTCGCAGCCAGTGAGGTGTCGGCTTCCGCTCCCCCAGGTCGGCGGCCTCGAGGATGCCGGGCCATGTGTTGCGGAGGAACGTGTTTTGTCGCCAGTAGCCTCCGCGGCTGTTGGTGAACACGTAGTCGCCGGGTGCTTTGCCAACGATCCGACGCCGCAGCATCGTTCTTGCCTCAGAATTGGGTACGGGCACGCGGCGGAACCCAGCCCACGACTTCGCGGCATCCTCGACGAGCACCTGGCCGTTGTCGATGACGCGGAAGACGCGGGTGACGTTGACGTGCATCGCCTCGCCGTCGTCTTCGATGTCGCGCACCGCTAACGCCGCGGCCTCGGACCAGCGCCAGCCGAGCGAACCCAGGAACAGGATGAGGTCGCGGGCGTCAGGGTTGCGATCCTCGGCCGCGCCCAGCATCGCCCGCCACTCGGGGACGGTCGTGCCCTTCGGCGGCTTCTTCGCAGCCCGAGGCATCTCAGTCTCGGTGCAGGGGTTGTCGTCGACCAGGCGCCGCGTCTTCGCCTTGCCCCACTTGAAGATCGAGTGCAGCACCATGTGACGGTCAGCCACGGACTTCGGCGCGAGGGTCTTCGCCATGTGGTCGACCCACTTCTGCACGTCCGCCTCGTCGATGCTCGAGGCGGCACGGTGGCCGAACCACGGCTTGATCCAGTTGCCGTAGTCGCGGCGGTAGTCGTTGAGGGTGCGTTGGGTGACCCGCGACTCCTGCCATTCGAGGTAGCCGGCCGCTAGTTCGTCGACCGTGACCCCTTGCGGCTGGTCGTCAGTCAACAGCTCCGTCAACGCCCGGTCGGGGCCCATCGCCTCGACGAGCTTGCGGAACTTCTCGGCGCTGCGGGCGTCCCCGAAAGTGCGTGAGGTCTGCCGGTTTCCGTGCCGGTAGAGCACCGCCCAGGTGCGTTCACCGGACTTCGTGACCCGTTCACGGACGCTCGCCATGACCCCAACCTAACTGGTGAATGTTGACGGCCGGTTGACAGAGGTTCGGCGCCCGGTCTGGTCTGTTCTGTTTTGGCTGGTCAGGAGCGGTTTTCATGTGGCACCCCCAACGGGATTCGAAAGTGTTGGCAACCCCGCCTAGAGGGGGGTGCTGAGCGTGGTTCGGAGCAGTTGGGAGCACTTCAAAACCCCCCGAAATGACCCCGCGCGTTGACACGTCAACAGCGGCGCGGTCCCGTTGGCGCTTGACAGCGAGCAGATGTGCCCACTCAACCCCCTTGACAGGTGTGTACACAGTCCCGCACACTGGACCCATGACCACCACCGACGCGAAGACGCTCGACCGCATGGCCGAGAGGCTGCTCAAGCGGATCGACACCTACTGGACCAAGTTCGAGGAGACCGGCGAGCAGCGTTACGCCGAGATCGCCTCCGAGGCCGACCGTATGTACCTGCGCGTCAAGGCGGCCTTGTCGTGAGCGGAGACCCGATGACCGAGCCCAAGACCGACCTGGACGAGAACGTGATTCGCGTCAGGATTGAGACGCTGCGGGCGCAGCGTGACTGGTTCCGCGCCGTGGATATGGCGATCGCTGCCGACCACTGCGAGGAGGCCGCAATCGGCTGGGAGGGGTCGCTGCTCGACCTCCAGCGCAACCAGGAGCGCGCCTGCGCCTGGGCCGACTACCGCAAGGACCACGGCGTCCACGTCAACGACATCACCATCGCACACAGGGCGTTCCTGGCGGGCTGGCAGGCCGCGGTCGAGGGTGACCAGTCGAGCGTGCTCCGATGAGCGAGCAGAAGTGCGCGGAGTGCTTCTACGGCCCCGCGACTGGCGACCTGATCGCTCCATGCAAGCAGCATCGAGTGGGGCAGGACGTCCCTCTGCGCGAGGCCGCGGCGTGGCTCGCCGAGGGTCTCGCCTACCCCATCGACTTCTCGATCGAGCCGAACTGCCCCATGCCCCATGCGCTCTGGAGTGCACTCGTGGATCACGTCCACGCTGACAAGTCCGGCAAGTGGCACGGCAACGCGCTCGACCGCGAAGACACTGAGTCGTGGCTGGCGGACGAGGCGGGTCGCGACATCCACGCCCCCGCCACTCCGGCCGAACCGACCTGATGGTCAACCAGCGTGGCGAGGGCATGGTCCAGCGCACTTACTGGATACACCGCGACACGATTCGAGCAGCCCAAGCCAAGGCGGCCGCGACCGGCACCAACCTCTCGGCCGTCATTCGTGAACACCTCGAGCGTTATATGAAGGAAGGACATGAGTGAGTCCGTCGCGCGTACCCTGTAACGAAAGAACCCCCCGGCCGCGTCCACGACCGAGGGGCAAGCCGAGCTGATAGGAGCCCGACATGAGCAACGATACCGCCGCTGTCTTGTTCGCCGCTGTGACTGCTGCCGAGGACCGTGCGCGCGCTAACCATGTGGCGGGCATCTGCCACCTCGACGAGTGGTCCTGCACGTTCTGCGAAGATGGGGAGGGGTCGTGAGTGCTGAGCAGACCGCCGAGAAAGACCGGATGCACCTCTACCCCCACCCGAGGTGCGCCTGCGGGGAGACTATCGAGCCGGGCACCTTGCAGGAGGCGGCAGGCCGCGACATCGGGTGCTGCTGGCTGCACGGCGAGGTGACCGTCCACTGGAACGCCGAGCGCCGCGACATTCCGGCCGGAGAGAACGGAGAGACCAATGAATGAGCCCACGAGTCCTCGCGCCGAAAAAGACGGGGTTCGGCTGACCGGCGCGGAACGCGAGTGGATCGCGCTGACGATCTTGGATGCGGTAGCCGAGCGCAGTGCCGAGGACGCTTCACGGCTCATCGAAGCCCGCATCGAGACGCTGATCGCTCGCCGCATCGCCCCTGTTCAGGCGGTGCTTGACGACGACACTGCACGCCGTCGCGCTTGCGCCGAGTCCTGCGACTGCCCGTGCGCCTACAAGGACTGCTACGAGTGCGGGAAGTGGCACAACTGCATCCATACCCCGCTCAACGCGGTCCGCGACGCTCTGCGCATTCCGGCCGAACAGTCCTGAACCACAAGTGCGCCCCCGTCCCCACTGACGGGTCCGGGGGCGTCCTTATGGAACCTGTTGAACGGGCGTGTTCATCTTTGCTGAACGCACGCTCAGACTGAACGTTAGAGCTCGAGCGACACGACGAATGGCCGGTGGTCGAATCCGTCGAGGCGTTTGAGTGGCTGTGCGGGTCCAGCGTTCACACCGCGCCCGGATAGGTGCCAGTCGATGATTCGGCCGCGGAAGGTGCCGGCGTCGGGGAGTCGTCCGTGCCAGGCTGCGGCGTATCGGCGGAACGTGTGGTCGGCCCATTCTTGGACCCATCGGCGGCGCAGGTTGAGGTTGACGTCACCGACGATGACGACGCGGCGGTTCTGTTCGGCTGCGAGTCGTTTGAGTCCCCGCACAGCGTCGGCGTGGACTGAGGTGGGCGTGCCTCGCTGCCATCCGTTGCGCCCCTCAACGCGGGCGGGCAGGTGGGTGACGATGAACGTGACGGGCCGATACCTGGGGTGCAGGTCGATCTTCGCCCAGGTTGCGGTGACCTTCTTGCCGCTCGAGAGTCGCCGGTTGGTGAGTGGCCCGGCGCCGTCTTCCTTGATGTCGCCGCGAGTCAATACGGCACATTCCGCTCCCCGTGGTTGTGCGAGCTGCCACCCGTTCGCCTTCGCCCAGTCGCGCACGGCCTGCACGTTGCGGGCCTCGGTGAGTGTGATGACGTGCGCCTTCACTGCGAGGTAGTTAAGCGCGGCCGTCCACTCGTGGGGCTTGGCGTCGTAGCGGCCACTGAGGTGACAGTGGCGCACCCGGACCATGATGGTCAGTCCAGTCGTTCGCTGTTGGTCAGCGACGGACCAGCCTGCGACGTGAGCGCATCCGACCCGACACTGGTCAGCAGCGACAGGATCAGGCCACCAAGCGCGAACCCACCGACCTCACCCCACGACACGGCGAGGGCGTCGAACTGGTCGGCGCCGATGACGAGGATCGCGGACTGTGCGGCGGTCTTGATGGCGCGCTCACCAGCGGCCTGCCAGAACGTGCGGCTGTAGATGCTCATGCGGTCTCCTCGTTGTCGAGCGCGGCCAGGATGTCCTCGAGGTCAGCGCGGGTTGCGTTGCCCTTCTTGACGAGCTTGGTGACCTTGGATCGGATGGCGGCGTTCTGTCGCTGCGCCTTCGCCTGGTTCTTGAGGATCGAGTCGATGCCGTCCTGAATGTCGTCGAGCTGGTCTGCGTATGAAGCCATCGGGTCCTCCTGCGGTGGGGTGGTGACGAGCGGGTAGGGGCGCCATTCGTAGTCGGCGCCGTTGTTGCTGAGTCCGTTGCGCCCGTCGAGGTATTGGCGCCACTGGTAGGCGGCCCCGGATGCGAGCGGGGAGTCGGCGCCGAGCACGAGGTGGATGTGGGGGTCCATGCCGTGTCGGGAGTCGCGTCGCCAGGCAGCGGCACCCATCTCGCGCAGGACGCGGATGAGGCGGTTCTGCTGGTCAGCGGTGAGGTCCCAGACGCGTAAATCTAGGCAGCCGGCCTGGTCGTGGTAGCCAGCGGAGGCCGATGCGCCACCGCCATTACGGGCCATGAACGCGCCCTGAATGATGGTGGGGCGGAACCCGAGCCGGCTACAGACACGCTCCCACCAGTCGGCCATATAGGCGGTCATGTAGATGCCGCGGCCGGATGAGTCGGTGCCGCGGTATTGCACGCTGTAGTCGCTCACGGGCCTGCCTCCTGGTCGGGTTCGGCTTGCACAGCGGCTTCCATCGCCCGCCACGCAGCGGTCGATTCGGCGCGGGTGACGACGCGCTCAACCTGGGCAGCCTCGAGCTTGTCGAGGCGTTCGCCGTGGTCGATCTGTTCGTCCTCGAGGTCACCCAGTCGGCGACCCTGGTCGGCGAGCGTCACGAGGGCTTGTTCGACGGTTGCCATGCGCTGCCCGATCCCTGGGAGCGCGGGGGCTATCTCGCGGCCCGTGATGGAGTCGGTGATGGGTTCGCGGCCGAGGATGGCGTCACGGACGGCGGTGGCTTCTTTGCGGCCCGCTTCGATGCGCGGCTTGAGTACCTTCACCCAGAACGCACCGACCGCGCCGAGAAGTGTGGTGACACCGACTGCTATGGCGATCAGTTCTTGGACGCCGGTCATAGGCGCGTGTCTCCTCCGCGCTAGGGGCCGACTACCAGCAGGCGGTCGGCTTGGGGTTTGATTCGGACAGCACCGTCGCGGGGCCAATCCGCGTGGGGTGTTAGGCCCGCCCCGTCTCCGGGGCGGGCTGCCCGTGGTGTGGTCTTTCCTTGCCGTAGGGCTAGGCGCCGGTCACCAAGCCGTGAGCGCAGCGCGCTTCCAACCCGTCGCGGTCTTGACGTAGACGTAGTTGGCGTCCCAGCACCACGTACCCGTGTTCCCGAACGAGTCAGCGGAGCTGGTGGGGGTGCGGGCGGTGGTGATGCGGAGGTTGTCGCCCATGACCCGCAGGGGGTTGTCGGCGGGCTGGGTGCCGTCCGCGCCGGGACCGAAGTCGCCCCTTGCGCTGGAGACGGACTGGGTGCCCTTGACGTTGCGGGTGCCTGTGATGTCGCGCAGGGCCGTGAGGTCGCCCTGGTGGGTGACGGCGAGCACGATGGACGACGACAGAGGCGAGGCGTCGTGGAACACGACCTGGTAGACGCCGGTGTTGTTGACGCGAATGTCGTAGCGGTCGTCGGCGGTGATGTTGGTCAGGTCGCTCGACTTGTTCACCAACGCTACGACGGGCATGGAGCCCTGCGCCGAGGTCTTGCCGGGCGCGGACTGCACGACCACGGCCGGCTGCCCACCATAGCCAAAGCCGGTGTTCCATGACGGGTTCGCGGTGGCGAGGCGCTTCTGGTCGAAGATGGCGAATCCGATGCGTGCCTGGTTGGTGAACAAGCGGTCGGTGACGACGCGGGTAAACATGCCCAGTCGGGACGTGAGTCGACGGAATCCGCCCTGCACGGCGGCGAGGTCGCCGTCGACCTCGACGTTGCCCGGCACGGCGAGCCCGGTCGCGGGCTGTGCCTCGTCGGGCGCCCATCCCTCGGTGTAGCCGACGCGCCACACCTCCTGGCCGTTTGCGTAGTCGATGCCGGAGAACCACAGCCGGAAGTAGTCGGCGCCGTCGCGGCTCTCCCACAGGCCGGTGGTGCGGTAGATGTTGCGGGTCGAGACGCCACGGGCGTCGAGGATGGGGGCGGTGGCGAACGTCCACGACGCACCGCTGTTCGAGGATCGGCCGAGCCTGATCTCGGAGCCGGTGTCGGGCGCCTCGGAGGTGCCCACGCCCCCGTAGGTCTGGAGCAGCATGAACCAGTTACCTGCGCCCGCGTTGATGACGTCGAGGTGCCCGAACGGGGTGGGGCCTCCGGTCAGGGTGACCGCAGAGGGCGCCGACCATGTGGCGCCGTCCGCAGAGGTGCGCTTCTCGATGGCGTTGAAGTTCTTGGAAGAGAACATGAGGAACTGTGTGCCGTCGTGGACGACCGCAGGCGACAGGATGAGGTTGTTGCTCGGGTTGCCGGTCGAGATTTCGATGACCAGCGACGGCGCCGACCAGGTGGAGCCGTTGGTCGAGGTGATCCGCCAGATTTTCTCGTAGCCGGGGCCGTACTCGCGTCCGTAGACGTGCATGGTGCCGGAGACGAGCACCATGTCGGGGTCGGAGAAGGTGCCGCCGCTGGTGGGCGGCGTCATCAACGGGGCGGGTGCGCCGGGGGCGGGTACCCAGTTTGCGCCGTCCGTCGAGGCGAACAGGGTGGGGTTCTCCTCGGCGGTGGTGGTGTTGGTGTACGGGGTCACCACCAGCCAGTAGCGGTAGCCGTTCCAGCCGCTCACGCCCGCGTCCACGATGTCGGGGTGGACCGCCTGGGCGTCGTGCGAGTAGGGGGTTTCGAGGTACAGCGCCGAGGTGACGAGCGGGGAACGGGGGACGCCCGCGAGGTCGCCGCGCCGCGCCCCAGCAGAAGCCTCGCCGCCCTGCACAAACGAGGCCGAAAGCGCGGAACTGAACTGGCTGCTCGGGTTGTTCGCGACGGCGGTCATCTGCCCGTCGCTGGTGCCGAGGTCGGACAGCACGAGGGCGTCTGCGGCGTCGCGTGCAGCCTCGGCTCCTGCGCGTGCGGTCTCGGCGGCGGTGACCTTCGTGTCGAGCTGCTGCGTCACGGTCGTCAGGTACTCGGCCGGGACGGTCTGCTCCACGTCGAGCGCGGTCAGCAGCCCCGACGTGGTGATCGTGAACGGGCCGATCGCAACGGTCTGACGCTGCCGGGTCGCCGCGTTCACGTAGTCGATGTGAAACGTGGTCTGCCACGACGCCGGGTTCGCGTCGACACCGGGCGCCCAAGTGGTTGCGGACACGGCACCATCAGCGGCGAGAGTGACGGTGCCGCCACCCAGACGGATCTCGCCCGTCGACTTGTCGCTGATCCGGTTCTTCTCGGCGTTCGTGGTGAGGTAGACCTTGGTGCGCCGCGGGTCGTAGTTGCCCCCGATGTAGTCGCTGAGGTTGAACGTAGTTGTGACTTCGGTGAGCATGGCGGTCCTTTGCGTGGCGGGGCCGGGGCGGGGTGCGCTATTGAGTTGTCAAGGTCGCGGCAGTCAAGCCGGGGCGAGTGGGTCGGGTGGCGGATACTCGGGTGCGGGCATCGGGTCGCCGAGTGCGAACGCGCGCAGGATGTCGAACCCGTTGAGCAGGTCGGCGGAGTCGACGGCACGCAGCCAACGACGACGCTCGAGTTCGGTGTCGTCGCGGGTGGTGAGCCATTCGCGCACCGCCAGCTCGTTGGCCGCAGTCAGGGTCTCGGCGAACCAGACAGCCCCCTGCGGCTCCACAGCCGCACATGGGATGAGCGTGAGGGAGGCGGCGTTGACGTTCTCCACGTTCACCCGCGGACGAACCAGACGCGCCTCGATGCGATACGGCTCGGTCACGATGCAGTCGCCCCCGCCCCAGGATTCGGATTCAGATTCGTGAAGCGCGACGGCACCGTTGCGATGATGTCGGCGAGGTTCCGGGCAGCGAGACCCAGCGGCGAGAGGGTGATCTGTCCACTGCCAGCCTCGTAGTCGGTGGCCCCCACGATCACGTCGAAGGATGCCCGCGCGACCCGCTCAGGGGTCTGCACGCCCATGAAGCGCACCATGTGACCCGCGCGCTCCTCGGCCAGCGACACCCGCTGCCCACCGATCGTGCGGTACTGGTCAGCGGTGACGGTGATGCTGTTGGCGAAGGAGAGCCGGGCACCGCCCTTGTCGAGCACGCCCTGGGCCACCCGCATCGCCTCCGCTGGCAGGTGCAGGCCACGCTCGCGGAGGTCGATGAAGTAGTCCGACCGGCCGTAGAGTTCGGCGGCGTCTTCGTCGGCGGCGGTCACGGTGTCGGTGGCGTCGGGGACAGGCGGAGTGCCCGACACCGACGACACGTAGAGCACCGTCACATGTGTCATGAAGTCCTCGTCGGCGCGACCGATCACGCCCACGCCCGGCACCACGTAGCGGGTCGGGGTCGTCGGGTCGGCCTCGAACCGCAGCGCCCCATCGGCTCGCACCGTGGCGCGCTTGCTGTCCGCGGTGGCTGCCGTGGTGACCGCCTCGTGGAGGTAGCCGCCAGGGGTGTCGGTCGGCTGAGCAGGCGGGGCACTGGCGTTGACGTAGGTGAATCCCGCGCCGTTGGCGATGGCGGTGTTCAGGTCGGTGTTCAGGTTGCCCGAGAGTGCGAGCAGGTGGTGGGTGTCGTTGATGAAACCCGCCGCGTAACACTCCGACGACGCGGCCCCGTCCTCAGTGAGTCGCCCCACCCACACACGGTTCACGCCGTGGAAAATCTCCACCACAGCGCCACGGATCAGCACCGGGTGAGCCAGCGCCGACTGACGCTGCGAGATCGACCACGACGCCTCCAGACAGCCACCGTCAGCACCGTGGCGGTACTTCACGCCCGAGATGTGCGTGAACGTGTGTAACCAGCGCCCACCGACGCGGATACGCACCACCTCAAGCCGCCGGGTGAGTCAACCAGCGAGCATGACCCTCAAGCTCAACCTGGGCATCAAGAGCAGTCGACGTCACCACAAACACCTGATTGCTCCCCCCCGTGAAGTAATGCTCATCCCAGTTCGACAGCGCACCATCCACACCGAACGAGTCGGTGCGGTCGACAGCGTTACCCACGTAGCAGGCCGGGTTGGGCCGGTCGACGGTCGGCGCATCAAGCCAGACGCGCTTGCGGGTGCCGACCGCGATGGCCGACAGGTGAGCCGTGCCGTCGTCGGGCATGGGGAACGCCCACACCTCGTCAACGCGGGGGTCGGACCCGGACAAGTCGGGGCGCTGCACAGAAATCTGTACAGTCGCACTCGACCCCTCCGGCACCTCGTGCGGCGGCAGGGTCATCGAACCCAGCGAGTAGATCGGCATCCCGGCCGAGTCCGCAGCCAGCAGGACGCTCGAGGCGCGCCCCACCACCGTCGTGCCGACCGCGAAGCCGTCGACAAGTAGTGCTGCACTCACGACCCAGTTCGCCTCATCTGCACGCATAACGATCTGGTGAGGCCCGCGGCCAAGGGCCGAGACTGGCACGACGAAAGTGCGGGAAGCTGCATTCCACCTCCGGCCCGACACATAGGCGGGCTCGTCGGCCGTGCTGCTCTGCGTGTACGGCGACAGGGCGGGCGATGACGTCAGGGACAAGGTGGGGGAGGTGTAGACCAGCACATTGCCGAGCCCAGAGGTTGCGTGACTCACCTCGAGTGAAGCGGGCGTGCGAGCGGAGCCGGGCACATCAATCGTGACCGACTTCTGCCGCAGCGTGCCCGTGAAGGGCGCCTGGTTCGAGCGGACGATCTTGTCGATGTAGAAGGTGCCGCTAGGCGAAGCGCCCTGATATGTCGACGCAGCGGGAGGCTCTAGGCGGAACTCGGTAACCGAAGTGTCGGAGCACAGGTAAGTCGTTTCAAAGGGGCCATTCCACTGGGACTCGGGAAACTGCTTGAGGCCAAGATTGGGCATAATCGTGCCATCCGCGCGGGATTGGCTGCCATAGTAGGAGTAAACGCCCATCTCGGGGTTAAAGCGCCAGCGAACCGTAAGGAACGGCGTATCGGACATGTCCACGGGCGTCGCGGGCCTGTAAACCAATGCGGGGCTCTCGCTGGTATACCCGCGCAGTATGCCGATGCTGACCTCACTGCCGCTCTGATCGAAAGCGTCAGTGAGTGCGCCACCGGGACGGTCCTGCTGGTGCCAGCCCGTCCGCGCCGTCGCGTCGTTGATCGTGACCGTCGTCGGCACCGCACCAGACGTCACGCCCGCAGCAGTGAACGGCTCCACCGACCGCGCGAACGGCAGGGCGGGCCACGTGATGTCGAACAGCCGCACCGCAGCCTCATCCATCGCCCGGCTGCGACGCTCCACGATCTGCGCCCGGAACGTCTCATAGACAGCCGAAGCCGCATACCCGTCGCCCGGGTCGAGCGTCAGGATGTTTCGCGACTTCTCGCACTCGCGAGCCAGTAACGCCGCCGACTCGTCCACGTCACGCAGGTCGGAACCCTCGACCATGACAGTCCGAGTCACCTCGCGGTTGTCGGTCGTGTTGCTGGTGACGATCCGGCCGTCACGCAGCGCCGAGATCATGTCCTGATAGACGTTCACCGCCACACCGTCGTCACCCTCGTCGATGAGGATGGAGAATGGGTAAGCGGTCAGGTCGAGGTCGCCGAACGTGATGCGCGGGCTGAGGCTCACGCCGCCCCCTTCCGTCTGCGCTGGCCGCTAGAGGCCGCGCCATTGATTTCCTTGCCGACGCCCTTGGGCAGCGACTCGAGGGCCTTGCGAATCGCGCGCAACTCGTCGAGCTGGCGGTCGAGCTTCTTGCCGTAGACGTCACTCGCGACATTGCGACCGAGACCAGCAGCGGAGGCGTTCACGACCCCGAACCCGGTAGCCGCGATCTGCGCCTGCCCCTTGGGGCCTGACGCCAGGTCGAGGATGAGCGGCAGGTTGCCCGACGAGAACAGTTGCGCGATGAACTTGCCGTCGATGCCCCACTTGCGGAGCTGGGACAGGGCGCCCTTCACGGCGCGGAGGTCGGCCAGGCTGCCCATCGCGCCCTTGATGAAGTCCGAGCCCGTCGCCGACTGGAACAGGTCGGGGGTGAACGCCTGAGCCACCGACGAAGCCAGCGAGTCGAACTCCGACTTGATGGTCTGCACGCTGGACTTCACGCGGTCGAGCTGTGACTCGAGGGCGTCGGCGATCTTGCCGACGACCATCTTGGTCGCCCCAGCGGGCTTGTCGCCACCATCGGCGATGCCCTTGGCGAGCGCATCCATGAGGCGCTTACCGGCGCCGCCGTTGTTCCACGAGGTCAGCGGCCCCTCCTTGACGGGGGAGCCGGGCAGGAAGCCCTTGATCTTGGAGCCGACGCTGCCCATTGCGCTACCCAGGGCGGCCAGCTTCGACAGCACGCCGTCAATGAGCCCTTGAATGAGGAGCTGCCCCTTGGCGTACAGATAGGAACCGAGGTCGCCGAGCGCGGACGATGCGCGACTTGGGAGCGACTTGAAGAAGCCGACCGCCTTGTCGACGCCGACCCGGATAGCGGCGGCCATGCCCTCCATCGCCGCCCTGGCGATGCCCACGAGCGCCTTGAGTCCAGCAGACAGGACGGTCTGTGCGACATTGGCGAGCTGACGCACGATCCCGACGACGACATCCTTGGCGCCCGAGACGATCTGCTTGATGCCGTTCCATGCCGCGGACCAGTCGCCGCGCATGATCGCCGAGACGGTCTTGAAGATGCCCGCGATGACATTGAGGGCGCCGCCGATGATCTGCTGAGTGTTCCGCAGCGCCGTCGTGGCGTAACGAACGATGTCCTGCCCAAAAGTGTTCCACAGCTTCGTCGCAATCGTCACGGCGTCGCGGATGATGCTCTTGATGTTCTCGGCCCACTTGCCGGCGTCACCAGCGGAGCCGTTGAAGAAGCCCGCGACGACCGTGCGGATCTTCTCGAAGGCGGGTCCGAAGTTCGTGGAGATGTAGCCGCCCAGCTTGGTCAGAGCAGGGAGTGCCGTGGTGTTGAGGTAGGTGAAGAACTGAGTGGCGATCGGCAGTAGCGCCGTGCCGATCTCGGTCTTGAGGTCGGACAGGGACGCTGACAGGATGCGCTGCTGGTTCGCCAGGCCGCCCGAGGTGCGCTGAAAGTCGCCCTGTGCGTCAGAGGTCTGCTTGTAGATGGCAGCCTGCGCGGCGAGCACCTTCTGCTGCGGCGTGAGTGCCTGAGAGGTGGTCTCGATCAGGCCGAGCTTGAGGGCTTCCTGACGCAACGTCGCGTCGTCGAGGAGCACGCCGTACTGACGCATCGGCTCAGCCTCGCCACGCAGCGCAGCACCGATCGCCTCGACCGCCTGCTCGGGGCTGGTGTTGTTGAACGACGCCAAGTCGGTCGCGAGGCCCGTGAAGTCCGTAGAGAACTTCGCTAGGTCGTTCCCCGACAGGCCGGCAGCCTTACCGAACGTGCCGAAGGTCGCCGAAGCATTCAGCACCTCGAGGCGGGTCTGGCCCAGCGCCTTCGCGCCCTTGCCGGCGAAGTTCTGCACCGCCGACGCGCCCTTGCCGAAGATCGCCTCGATCTTCGTCCCGGCCTCGTTCAGATCCGACGCCTGGTCGACCGCTCCCTTGAGGTAGCCCGCAACCGCAGCGCCCACACCGACCGCGGCCGCCGCGGCGAACACCTTGCCGAAGCCAGAGCCGATGCGCTTGCCTGCACCATTGACCTCGCCAGCCACCCCATAGGACAGCCGCGAGCCAAAGCCCTTCATGCTGGGTGCGATAGACACGAAAGCGGAAGCGATCTCAGCCACGGAACACCTCCGGTTGCTTTACTCTGAAGCGCATGACACGCGCATGGATTGCCGCACTAGTGCTCCCGCTCACAGCCTGCGGAGGTAGCGACGCCGCCAACGACCCCGAGGCCGTCAACGCCGCGGCACAGGAGCAGGCCGACCGCTTCTCGTCCGGGGACTTCGCGGGCGCCTGGGAGATGTGGACCGACGACGCCAAGGCCGCCGTGCCCCAAGAGGCATACGTCGAATACTCGGAGGCGTGCGCCGGCACGGGGATGCCGCTCGAGGCGGGCCAGGTGCGCATCGAGGACGAAGGCGAGGCTGTCGTGCGGATCAGCCTCGGTAAGTTCGCCCAGTCCTACTCGATGGCCTATGAGGGCGACGAGTGGCGGTGGGTGCCCACCGACGACACCCTCGACAGTCTCGCCGAAGGTGCAGACGCCGCGATCGAGAACGCCACCACCGAAGGCACCTGCGCCTAGACCGGAATGACCCCGGCGCGAGCATCCGCCAGGATGCCCTTGACCTGAGCCACCGTGCGACCCGCCGCGTTGCCGTACCGAGTCGTGTCCTTCGCGGACTTCCCGGGGCGCATCGTGTGCGGCTTCGGGGTCTTCTTGCTGTTCACCGCGTGCTCAAGGTCAAAGATGTCCATGAGCAGCAGCGCCTCGCGTGACACCGGGTAGTCCCAGCCCTGCGAGGAAGCGAACAGCATCGAGGCCGGGTCTTTATGAAGCAGGACCGCGAGGCGTATCGCCTCGTCCCACGGCATCCCGGCGCCGATCGCGCTGACCGGCATCCCGAAGCGGGATCGCCAGTCGTAGTCGAAAGCGGGGCGGTGCTCGTCGATCAGGCCGACGAGCCAGAGGATTCCCCCACGCTCACGCCCGAGTGAGACTGCCAAGCGGAGAAGAATGCTGCCGTCTCAGGCAGGTCCATCTCGTCGAGAATCGCCATCTCGGGTGAGTCCTCGCCGCAGACCTCCTCGACCAGCGCGAACGTCTGCTCGGCCTCGTCGAGCTTACGAAGACGACGCGCTCGACCGAACGTCATCAGCGACTGGAACGCCGGCAGCTCGACACGCTTGCCGGACTTGAACTCGTAGACGAACGTGGACGACTCGTGGTCCTGCGGGGTGGTGCTCATGTGTGCTCCTTGCGCGGAAGGGGGCGCGGGGTGATGGAGTCCCCCAGCCCGGACCCCGCGCGGGCCGGGCTGGGGGCGTCTATCAGGACTTCAGAGCGGTCAGCCAGCTCTTGAAGTTGTAGCCAGCGGTGTTGTCGCGTTCGAGGTCGAGCGTGACGTTGTAGCCGATGGCGTCGGTGCTGGTCAGGGAGATTTCGCCGATGCTGGCGACGACCGGCTGCGGGGCGTAGATACGCACCAGCTCGGCACCGTCCACGACATCGAGGATCACGGGCACGGGGTCGCGGACCTGCTCGACGTCGAACTCGAACGAGCCCTCGGAGATGGTCTGGGTGACCGTCACGCCGAACACGAACTCGACGACCTCGAGCTTCGTCTCAATCAGGGTGAGCGAGATCTGCGGGTTGTCGTCACTGGTGGAGCGAACGACCCGAACCTTGGCGCCGTTCTGTCAGGCGCGGATCGGGGTCGCGTCGCCAGCGTCGGGCATCGTCAGGGTGACGCCATCCTCGGAGACATAGCCGAGGTCGTCGTAACCAGTCAGCGCCGAAGCGGTGCCAGTGGGGGCAGTGGCGCCACCGGTGAGGTCTGCATAGACCGCGCCAGTCACCGCAACGCGGACGTTGCTAGCAGAGAGGGCCATGAGGGGCCGTCCTTTCGGGGTTGGGTGGTGCGGCGCGGTGCCGCATTACTCGCCGGGCGCGGACGGCGAAGACTTGGGGGTTACTTGTCGTCGGCAGGCTTGGACTTCGGGGCCTTGACCTCGACCCAGCCCTGCGACGTGAACGGCTCGGCGTGGTCGGCGTCGACCTCAACCTCGTGGTCAGTGGTGGGGTGCTTGAGCTTCACAACGCTTCTCCTCGGAGATGGAACTCGAGCAGGGCATAGCGCAACGCCTGCCCCGACTCCTCGGCGACCTCGTAAGGCCCGGACAAGATCTCGGCGCGCAGAATGCGGTCATCCCACGCGGACAGCGACGGGGCGAGCGCCAGAACCAGGCGCGCCAGGTCGGTCGCCTTCTGGTCCGTCTCATCCCACACCCGGACCCGGATGCGGGGACGGTCGCGGACGCCGTTCGAGGCGCCGCCATCACGGTTCAGGATCAACATGCGCGGCCGGCGAGTCGACGGCACCGAGCGGGACACGTACACGTCGGCGGCAGCGTGTGCCGCCAGGGCGCCACGGAACGCGCCCGTCAACACCAGCTCGGCGTCAGGGAACAGGATCGGAGCAGGCTGCCACGTCATCAAGAACCGCCCGCTGCGTCGATAGAACGAGCCAAGACACCGCTACGGGCCTCAACGATGTGCGCGTACGGCACAGCGGCCACAACGCGCGCCACAGCGCGGTCAGTAGTCGCCTGCTCGATGTGCAACGACGCCTGATAGGCGCCAGTGTCAACCGGGGCCTGCGACTTCGCCTCAGCGAGCACCCGAGCCGCACGCTCAGTCACGAACGCGCGAGTGCCGCCCGAGTTCAAAACCTCACGGAACGGGCCGCCGTAGTTCACTTTCACGCGAGACGACATCAGCCCTCCCACAGCTTTAACGGGATAACCAGACCCGGCGCCCAGCCAGTGAACGGCGAGCGCCAATCCTGCGGACGGCCCACCACGTCGAACGTCAAGCCGCGGACCACCAGACGGTCACCCGAGAGAACATCCGAGCCAGTCGGGGCGTACACCTCGGGCGTTGTCACCACGGGAGTGCGCCCAGCCTCGACCGGCTCGAGCGAGCCGCCAGGGTTGAACGCACAGCCAGGGATCGCCAGCGAGTCAGGAGCAGACCAGTCGGTCGACGTTGGCTCACCGGAGTAGGGGTCAACCACCGCCGTCCCACGAAGCCGCGTGACAGTCTCACCGTGCGCGAACATCAGTAGGCGTCACTATCGGGCAACTCGAAGATCGGAACCCCCGCGATATCGACGCCACACGAGCAGTAGGTGCCGCCCATCTCCAACGCACACCACGGCAGATGAGCCGAGGTGCCGCGGTGAGGCAGAATCGAGAAGGCGCCCGACGAGTTCTCGGTGCCGCTCGCACAGATCTCCTGCAACCCCTCGATCTCCGAAGGCCACAGGTTGTAGCCGGTGCGCTGGCGAGTGTCCACAGACATCGCGAACGGCCCGGCACTCTGCTGGGTGTAGGTGCCGGCGCCAGACTCAATCCAACGCTTCACGGCACCCATCAGGATCAGCTTCGCCTCAGCCAACTGGTCGGCAGACGGGGCGGGCTTCTCCGCCTCGGCGCCATCCCAGGTGAGGCAGGGGGCGACCCGTGACGCCTTAGCGTTAGCGCCGGCAATCATTGCCGCGACCATCTCGTCCGACTGTAGAGCGGTCGGCAGGTCGCCCACGGTGATGATTACGGCCACGGGTCACCCCCTCCTATCACTTCTCGGACTTGCGGGGAGACGCCTTCTTGGTCGGCGCCTTTGCGGGCGCCGCCTCGTCAGCAGCAACCCATTCGCCACCCAGCCGGGCGGCCGTCTCATCACTGCACGAGACGACCGCGCCGGTCTGACTGTTGCGAAGACGAGGCATCAGACCTCGGTCACCGCGTCGGTGACCTTGGCGAAGGCGTTCAGGTCAGCGATGCCCCAGCCGTAGACAACCTCGGCGCGGAAGGCGACCTGGTTGTTGCGCTTGAGGTCGCCACCACCGTCCGGGTCGCCGTAGCGGATGACCTCGAGGCCGATCTGCTTCTGCACGCCCCAGCGGATCGCCGAGAAGTCACCCACGAAGCCGATGACGTTGGTCGCGGCAGCAGCCACGCCCACAGCGCCGACCGTGTTGGACACCGACGCGCGGTGACCATCCAGCTCGGAGGTCCCGAGCCCGAGGCGGAAGTTCGGGTAGAGCTTCTGCTCGGAGTTGGCGCCACGCAGGGCCGAGAACTTCGCGGCGTAAACCGGGTCCAGGGCGATGTCACGGGGGACGTAGCCGTCGGCGAGAACGAGCGCGTCAGCGGCGTCGAGGCTCACGTAGGGCTTCTGCGCGCCGGCACCCGTGCCGACGTACTCAACCGAGTTGGTGGTGTCGGTCAGGCCGCCGTTCATGGCGGTCACGACGGCACCCGTGGCGGGGTTGATCTCGTGGAACACGCCGAAGTCCAGGGCGCGCGAGAGGGCCGGCTGGATGAGAGCCAGGATCTCGTCGACGACCTCGAGCTGACGGTCCTCGTCAGCCCACAGGACCTCCTCGTTCATGCGGAGGGTCTTGTGGAACTTGAACGGCTTGACGGACTTCGTGGTGGGGGTGATCGTCGAGGCGCCCTTCTGGGCGCCCTCCCCGACGTACTCGGCCTCGCCGATGTCGAAGGTCCACGACTCGCCCTCGCCGAACGTCATGGGGGTCTGGCCGGACAGGCTGGCGACGCAGGAACCGTTGCCGATCTTGCCGAGCCACGGCTCGAGCTTCTGCTTGGGGATCGAGAGAGATCCAGTTGCGAGCGAAACCATGATGGCTTCCTTTCAGGTTATTCCGCGGAGAAGAGCTGACGCACGAACTCGCGGTCAGCGCCCTCGCCAGCGGCGGACGGGTTGTTGCCCTCGCGGGGCACTTGATTGCCGTTCTTCTTGCGGTCGGCGGTGCGTTCGGCGAGACGCTTGGCCTGCTTGGTCAAGGTCTCCTCGTCCGCGCCAGTGAGGAAAAGTGCGATGTCGTCGGCGTCAGTGATGCCGTGCTCGGCGGCAACGCGCAGGCGAGTTGACTCGCCGCGAAGAGTCGCCAGTTCGGCAGTGAGTTCCGCGATCTGGGCCTGCGCCTTCTCGGCGTCGGTCTGGTTGGCCTGCTCGATCTCGTCGAGCCGGGCCGCCTTCTCCCGCAGGTCGCCGTAGTCCGCGTACTTCGACGTGGCGCGCTTGACGCGCTCCCCGACGATGCGGTTGAGGTCGTCCTGCGAAGTGATCGGGGTGAACTCGTCAGCGGCGGGCGTCTCTCCGCTGTCATTACCGCCCTCGGGCGCCTCGGACATGCTTCCTCCATCACCGCCGATTGACCGCTCGGCGTAGGCGTAGCCCCGGTGTTGCCGGGGTGGTCTCAGTGAGTGGCGATCCACTCGCGGGCGCGGGCGTAATCCGCCTCATAGCGATCCGATCCGTCATTGCGGGCGGACTTCACGTAGTCCTTGACCTTGATCGGTTCTGCGCCCTTGAGGATCGGATAGGCCGAGCAGTTGCAGTTGTCGTGACTGGCGAAGTCGGCGGTGGCTTGGCTATACAGCTCGTCGCGGCCGATCAACATGGCGCAGAACGCGCACTCGCCAGACCCGATGCGCTTCCAGCCCGTCGAGGCTGGGTCTGCGACACTCGAGCGGGTCACGGTGCCACGGGAGTAGTTCGCGATCCGGCGCTGCATCCCGCCGAGGATCAACGCCTCGAACGCAGTCAGATCCGTCGCCTGGGACTTCGCCCAACCGACCAGCGACTGAGCGCCCACGTCATCGAAGTCCGCGGGGATCGCCGTGAACGAGCCGCCCACGCCAGCCTTCTCGCGGGCCTCGTCATACCAGTTCGCAGCCAGCACCGCAGCAGCCGAACCGTAGGTCTGGATCAGCGCCGGCAGGATGTCCCGCAGCGCCACCTCAGCCTCCGCGGCATTGGACACCTGGCGCCACAACAGCGCCAGATCCGCAGCCGCATAGGACCGAATCAGGCCCTGCACACCATCGCGGAGATCAAGCCCCGGCAGCGTCGGCATCAGCCTGGTTCGCAGCAGTCGACCTCAGCAGCTCGAGCACACCCGAACCCTGCGCGCGGCGACGATCCGCCAACGCGCGACGGATCTGGTCCTCAGTGAGCCCCATCAGCTCCATGCCGACCTCTGTCTCAGCCAGCCACGGCAGCTTGTCGACAACCTTCGTGCCCGCATCCGCAGCCGCAGCACGCGAAACGTGCATGTGGTTGCGCCAACGGGGCCGAAGGTCGAGGTCGTCAGGCAGGTCGTCGCCGTTCAGCATCGCCAGGGCGCGCGTCACCGACGACGACACGTCCGGGGACCAGCCATCGGTCGTCTGCTCAGCCTCAGCGATCAGGTCATCCCGCGACGCCAGCAGCGCCTCCGCGCTCGTCGGGTTCGCGTCACCGATCAGGCCAAGCTCGCCCACGGGAATGCCCGTCTCGCCCGAGAACATCTGCGCCAACATGCGAAGGTGCGCGTTCTGGGGTTCCGGGGACTGTCCGTTGAACTGCTTGACGTCCGCTCGAGCCAGAGCGTCAGACGGGGCGTCGGCATCGTCACCCACAGCCCACACCGCATCCCACGCCGCCTGCCACGCAGCCTTCGGAGACCCGTCAGCGTTGCGGAAAGCCTGCTCGGTCGCACCCAGCAGCACGTAACGAGGCAGGCTGTACGCCTCACCGTTCACGTCCGCACGGATCATCGCCGCCAGGGCCTGCAAGTGGATCGACATGACCGCGCGAGAGATGCGCGAGGAGCCGAACGGGCGCCCCACGCGGGGCTTGTAGCGCAGCGGGTCCACAGGGACGCCGTAACGGTGCTCGCGGCGCTCCACGAGCCACTTCCCGGCGACCTTCGTCATCGTGACGTTCAGGTTCGGGAGGTACATGACCATCCCGACCGGCTCGCCGTCGTCATCCATGTCCGTGATCGACAAGAACGATCGGATCGCGCGACGGCGCACATCCCACACGCCCGTCGCCGTCGAAGCGTCACGCGCATTGATGAGAACCGCAGGCTCATCGGCCTGCGTGTCACCCTGCGTCGTCACCAGCCACGACACCGCATGGATCAGCGACGACACGCCACCCTGCGACAGCTCGCTCGTCAGCCGGTTCGACGTCATGAGGTCATTGAGACCCAACGCGCCCAGGTCGTTGCCCGACACGTCATAGAAACCATCAAGGTTGCAGCGACGGTTCAGCTTGTCGACAGCGATCGACGACCAGCCCAAGACGAAACGACGACGGCGCACCACCTCGGGCACCGCCTGCCCCATCAGGGACCGCTCAGAGTTCTTCATGTCATAGAACGCCGTGCGGAGGTTGTTGCGAGTGCGCTTAGCGCGCCACTGCACCACCAGCTCGTCGAGCAGATTCTGCTCAGTCGGGTTCAGATCGGGGATGCGGATCAAGTTCTGCACTATCCGGTCACCACCCTTCGTCCGGCTGGCCGGTCAGTTGTTTGCGGTTTCTGCTTGGTCATTGATGCCGCCAATCGCGCGAGCGTCACGGCGACTAAGGGGTGGATGAAGACCGCTGGGTCGCGCCTGTCGTAACCCCAGCCGCCAGCGGTACCGATCGGGCGCTTGCGTGCGCCCTCGCGAGCCTCGTCGACCGACACCTGGCCGGCGTGAGTCAAACGGCCCGCCTCCACGTCGGAAGCGACCAAGCCACAGGCGCGGGCCATGTCAGTCGGGCCGCCCGAATAGACCTTCACGCCGCGAGACTTCAACGCCGGGATCATCGAAGCGGCAGGTGACATCGAGTCAATGAACACCGGCATACGACGCCCAGCACGAGCGGCAACCCACTCGACCGCGGCAGGCTCATCGACACCAGCCCAGACCTCCTCGACATGCGCCGAAGTGTCCTCGAGCCAACACGCGCCCACCGAGATCTCCCGGCCATGCGACATGTCCACAGCCATGCCGGCCGGGCGCTTGTCGGCAGACGGGCCCACATCCACGCCAGCAGCCCACAAGGGGCCGTTGATCGGGGAGAACTGCCGCGAGAACTCGTCATAGATGCCCAGCGCCTCGCGGTTCCACGAGTCGTCGTTCTTGAGCTTCTTGCGGAGACGAAGCATCGCCCGCTCCGTCGTGCGGTGCGGGAAAGACGGGTTAGCCTCACGCCACGCCTTGCGGTCCATCGGATCGCAGCCACGCTTCGCGCTCGTCTCGATATACAGCGTCGCATCAGACTCGCCGTCGAGTGCTTCCTGCCGGAACAGCAAGAACGTCTCGCCAGGGTCCTTCGGTCGCGGCGGAGTACCCATCAAGAAGAACAACGGATTAGGTGCCACGTTCTGCGTCGCGGCCATGTCCTCCATGACCGCCTCAGTCATGATCTGGCCCTCGTCGCACACCAGCACGTCAACACCCGTGAAGCCACGGCCGAAACCAGACTCGCGAGCACCGAACAAGATCCGCGAGCCGTTCGCAAACAGGATCTTCTCGTCACCCTTGCCGCGCAGAACCTGCTTCACATGCGAAGCCACCGTGGGGCGCTGCGACATCGAATCGAACTGCGCGAACGTCTCCGCAGCCGTCGTCTTCCGGTGCGCCGTCCAGATGACCGTCAAACCCGGCTCCGTCAGACACAGCGAATAGATGATGCACGCGATCAGATACGTCTTGCCGACCTGGCGCGGGATGCTCAACATCACCGTGTCAGACGCATACGAGCCATCCGCACGCTTCGCCAGAATCAGTCGGCCAGCGCCATCCTGCCAACCATCGAAACCCCAACCGAGGCGGTGGCAAGTGTCGCGAACCTTCGGCCACCCCGTCGAAGCGATGCCAGTCGGAGCGACGACATGGCGAGCCACCTCCGACAACGGGCGCCGATCAGTAGCCGGTGCCGTCCCAGGCTTCATCGCGGGTCTGTGCCACCACCGAACGGTCCTCATCCTCGACCGAACGGCGCGACTCCTCAGCAGAGATCAAAGAGTTGAGCTTGTTGAGTTCGTTGCTGAACTGGGGGCGAGTGTTCTCCGCAGCCGTCGCCAACGACTCCGCAATGATCCGACGCTGAGCCTTCATGATCGCCAGAACATCACCCAGCTCCACAGCCTCGAGCAGCGTCGGAGGAACCTCCCGCTCAGCCTCAGAAACGACCCGCAGGTCAGTCTTACGCGCCATCAGGTCACCTCCAACGAGGTTGAGGGGGGAGGGGGGGAGGTTCGGGGGGAGGATGTCCGTATGACGGGAGGCGGAAGGGCCGTGGCGGGTGGGGGGACCTCCCCCCGGTCACCAGACTCGATCGGTGACGAAGACTCGCGGCGCCTCGATGGGCTCGGCGTAATCGGTGGGGGTGGTGTTCCACTTCGCGCGGTTGCAGGAGCGGTGGGCCGGCTGGCAGTTCTCTGCCGCGTCGGCGCCACCTTTGTCGATCGGAATGATGTGATCGACTTGCGCGGACATCGGATCGGGATAGGCCACGGTGTAGTCGATGGCCTGCTCGCAGATGCCGCAGGGTAGGCCGAGTCGGGCGTACTTGGTTCGGAGTCTCTTGCGTAGCGCGTCGTCTCGTGGGGCGAGGCTCACGTCGTTGTCACCTCGCGTTCTGCTCGAGGCTGCGACCACCAGCGGGTCGGGGTGGCGGGTGGCATGGGGTGGCCTGGGTGGTGGCGTGGGGTAGCCGGTGGGGGCTAGCTACTCGGTGGGGTGGGTGGCCTGCTCAGATCACGCATCCGCATCCACGACCAGGCCAGCAGCCGCACAGCTCACACTCGGTGCTGACAGTTCGGGCAGCACCCGTCGACCGCATCGCATGTGACCTTCGAGCCCCCGCATCCGCAGCGCCATTGGGCGTCGCAGGTGCAGTCTTGGCGGCCTGAGCAGATGGTGGGCAAGTCATTGCCCCGTCTTCACAGGAACGCCATGTCGGACCAGCCGAGCGGCGAGTGGTCACCCACGAGATAGGCGAGGATGCCTGAGCGTGAGTAGCGGCCGGTCATGTCGGTGAGCCACTTGCTGCCACCGTCGAGGCTGGGTGCTTGGAACACTGAGCAGCTACCCATGTCCCAGGCGGCGAAGTGGTGGCGGTGTGCGGTCTGCCAGATGCGTGCGGCGTGTGCGTCTGCGTCGCCTCTGACTTGGCCGTTGAGCCACTTCTCGAACCCGCTGGCGTCGTTGCCGGGGATCTTGTGGCCGTGGTTGAATGCCATCGGTACGCCGTTGATCGTCGGGTAGACGGTCATCTGGTCGTGGGGGATGGTCCATTCGACGTGTGCGAACTCGGGCCGGTCGAGCACGCGGCGCAGGGTTTCGGCGAGGAAGCCGCCTGCATTGTCGCTGTCGCTGGTCTGGTTCTTGGCGCCACCCATGCGCCCGAACTCGCCATGATTACAGAGGACGGACACGAAGCGGGCGCGGTCTGCTCGGGGGAACAGGTGCTTGGCGTACTGCTCCCACACGTCGAGCACGAAGTTCATTTGCTGGCGGTGGTTGAGTTCGACGGTGAACATCTGGGCGGCGTAGTTGCCGGCGCAGTTCTCCATCGGGTCGCCGTTGTTGACGAGCACGATCTCGCCGATGTGGTAGTCGTCGGACATGCGGTCGAGCCAGCGGGTGACGTTCTCGAGGCCGTCGTGGAGTCGCTGCTGGGTGGCTGCGACGCCGCCGCCCTCGGACTTGCCGCCTTGGATGTCGGCGAGGTTGATGACCGCAGCGACGGGCGTGTCAGAATCCTTGCGCTTCCGCGAGGATTCTGACGGCACCTTCCACTTGCGGACCTCGGCCCGGCGTGCGGCGATCTCGTCGTCGGAGAGCCGCGCCTTGGCTTTGCGGGTGAACCGTGCGCTGTACGAGTAGAGCTGCACGATGTCGCGGGTGCCGTCGTCGAGGCCCTTGGACTGCTGCCAGGTCGACATGCGCACGGTGTCGTCTGCGACCTCAAACTCGTCGGGATCGAGACGGAAGATGGTGAAGATGTGGGACCAGTCACCGTTGGTGATGGGCGACTCGACGGTGACGTTCTCGAAGGTGCCGCCATCGGACTCGACGGTGACGCGGCCCTTGAGTGACTGCTCCTCGATGGTGCCGACGTGGCGGGCGCGGAGCTTGGCCTCGATGTCGTCGAGGCTCACCGCAGCGACTCGTTCGCCAGGCAGCCGCGTTGGGCGTGGCGACTCAGGGTGCTCTCGTTGATCGTTGGCTCGTCTGGGTCGTCGGCGAGTTCGCGGGCGATGTCCTTGAACTTGAGCCCTCGGTTGCGGAGTAGGCGGCGCAGGCGTTCGGCCCATTCGTCGCCGCGTTCTGCCATGTGGTGACAGACGGTGCAGGTCTTGTGGGGTACGCCCGTGACTAGCTTCTGCTCGATGTCTGCGAGGGCCATGCGGGTTCCTCTCGGCGGCGCCCGCTGTTGAGGGGGGCGGCGGCGGATGGGGTGATGGGTGCTGCTGTGCGCGTTCATTCGCACATTGGGGCGTTATGCGGTGATGCGCGTCATTCCGAGCCGAGGGTGATGTTCGGCGGGATTAACAGTTCGGTTCCGTCTGTGGCGGTAATCCGATAACCGGGCCGCTCGAAGCAGGCGCAGGGTCGGCTCTCGGGTGTCCAGTCGGGGTGCGGGGGCTGCGAGTCGTGGCGGCTCATCGCAGGGCCGCCTTGGCCTCGCGCCGTTCGCGTCGGCGAGCCCGGCGCTTGACGGCACTCACGGCCCCGGCTCGCTGGGTCCAGCAGTATCGGTGTCGCCAGCGAGTCAGGGCGTCGTATTCGTCGCCTGTTCGCATCTGCCGACGACCCATGCCCTGCACTGTCTGGTCGCTCATGCGAGTGCCTTGTATTCGGCGATCTTGTCGAGCGTGGCGTCGATGTCGGCGTGGATCTCGGCGCGTCGTCGGGCGCTGTCGTAGCCGCGGGGTTCGATCGCTGCGTGTTCGTGCATGGCGTACCGCGCGTATGCCTCTAAGAACTCAAGGGCCTGGGTGTTGTCGATTGCGCCGGCCATGTCACTCGTCGTCCCACAGGTCGTTCACGGGCCGTTCGGTGAGTTCAGCAACCCGGAGCATGGCGCCGCGTTCGAGCCAGTTGAGGCCGTCGCTGCTGACTTGCCGCACGGACACTTCGCCGTCGCTGTCGATGACCTTGAGGAGCACGACGGCCCCGGCGATGAGTTCACCGTCGTCGGGTGAGTGGCACACACCGAGGGCGTCGAGGAGCTGGCCGATGGGTTCCATGCTGGCCTCCATGTGGCCTCGGTAAGCCTGAACCGCTGGTGGTGGCTGCACGGCGCCGTAGTCACCACCAGCGGCAGGGTTCACAGGTTCACTCGTGCGGGTGCCGGAACCTGCAAGGGTTGACGACCGGGCTCACTCGGCAGGGATCGCTCTAGGCGTGTGTGGTCTGCGGTGGCGCGGCCGATCGTGGGACGCAAAACCCCCGGCGCCGCGTGGGGCACTTCCGGGGGCTGCGTGGGTGTGGGGGGACGACGAATCGTCCTAACCCGTGTGACAGTGTGTCATAGATTGCTCTTGCGCGCAAACCGGGGATGGTTTAGAACGCGCGCGCGGGGTCGGTCAGGTTCGGTCGGGTTGCCAGGTGTGTCGTCGAATGAACCGCTCGGCCCCACGTCGAGTCAGGAACACGTCTGTCCAGATGGGCCCGAGCCCGCGCATCCCGTCGCCCGCGACTCGCCAGCGGAATAGTCGAGCATCGCGACACTCGATCCGAAACTGGTCACTCCCGGCGTGCTGGCTCATCACGCCGACTCCCCGAAGTCGATGGCGTCCTGACCTCCGTCGTCGCGGCAGCCCTGGGTGACGGTGCGGAGACGGTTGGCGGAAACCTCGGCGTAATGCTCCGACATCTCGACCCCGATGAAACGGTGGCCCGCCTCAAGTGCGGCAACGCCTGTCGTCGCCGACCCAGCAAAGGGGTCTAGGACGACCGAGCCCGCGGGGATCAGGGTTAGCAGGTCCGAGATCACCCCCACCGGCTTCTCGGTGAGGTGGACGCGCCTACTGCTGGTGGGTGGTGTGTGTCGCAGCACGGTCGAGGGGTACACGTCCTGGGGGCTGGAGTGCGGCCCGTTGGTTGCCCACACGACGTACTCGACGTGGTTTCGGAACCTGCCCTTGACTGGTCGGCCGATGCCCTTGTCCCAGACGGCGACGGCACGCCACACGAGCCCCGCGGCCTGCACGGCGTCGGTGGTGGTGGGGAGTTGGCGCCAGTCGGTGAACACGGCGAAGGTGCCACCAGGCTTGAGGATGCGCTGGCACTCGGTCATCCAGATCGACGACCAGACGAGGTACCCGCGCTGGTCACGGGTGTCGCCAGTGAAACCGGCGTAGGTGCTCGTGGGCGCCTTGCTGGAGCCGTCCGAGTTCTGCGACCACCCCCGGTACTTCTTCTCGGCTGGCTGCTGTCGGTCGCCGCGCATTGCGCCGCCCGATGAGTACGGGGGGTCAGTGATGACGGCATCGACGCTGGCGGTTGGCAGTTCGCGCAGAGTCGCAAGCGCCTCGGCGTTGTGAAGCGTGGCCCGCTCGTCTTCGTAGTAAGGCGTGGTCATCCGGCTTTCCTGTCTGTGGTGTCGGGTGCAGCGTCTTTGGCGAGCAGGGTGATGGCGTCCCCGACCCGATACAGCGGGCGGCCGTCGATGTGGCCTTTGGCGGTGATCCGGCCACGCTCAGCCCACTTGCGGACACGGGCGGCGTTGAGTGGTGCCGCGCCGAGCCAGGACACGGATCGGGCGAGCGTGGATGCGTCGGCGAGGCGATCCTCGGCGGCCTCGAGCAGCCACGCCCGACGAGCCCCCACGTCATAGACGGACGCGCACACGGGGCACTTGACGTCGCCCCGGTCGGCGAGGGCGTACAGGTCGGCGCCACACTCGACGGTCTCGACCTCGGCGTTGCAGGGTCCCGCGTACCACTTGTCGGGCCGCGTATCGATCGCCTTGTGGCACTTGGCGACAGCGTCGGTGATTTCGTCGATGGCGTCGGGGCCGATGTCGAGGAGCGTGAGGCCATCCACGCGCCACATCAGGTAGCGACTCATCGCGGGCAACGTGTCGTTGGGGAGGCCGGGATATGGCGAGCTGTTCCGCACATCGGTCTCAGCACAGAACTTCACCCAAGCGACCATGATCGCGCGCAGGTGGGCCCTAGCGTCACTCGCACCCCACGAGACCGGCGACGGGCGTTCAGCGGGCTTCTTGCCACCCTTCCCGCCACCCACACGCCGATAGTCGATGCCGGCGACCTTCGTGGTCGATGTTTCCAGCTCCTCGTCCAACCAGGGCACGTCACCGAGGGCTTTGAACATTTCGTCGGCGCAGGTGTCGCAGGTGTAGGCGTTGTTCCGGGTTGGTCGCCCGCAGCGGCAGTCGTTGTCACTCATCGCGCCTCCTTGGCGTCGCTGGTCTTAGCGGCCGGAGTGACCTGTTGCATACGCTGGCGAGCGCATCGCGTCGAGCCGTCGGCCACCTTGATGGACAGGTGACCAGCGCACTCGCGCCAGAACGTCGAGGTCGACTGGTACATCGAGGGTGCCCAGCGGTGGGGTCCATGCGGCTGCGTCTGCCCGCACCACTGACCCGCGAGGTTCTGCGCCTTCTCGGCGGTCACTGGTTGCTCCTCTCGGCCGGAGTGGCGCGAAGCGCGGTCTCGCACTCGTCGCAGTCGCAGCCGAACCTCGGGGAGATCCGTCGCATCTGCGCGGACTGCTCAACGAACCGCTTGTCGGTCACTCCACAGCGGGCGCAGTGGTGGCGGCGGTTCACGTCGAGCCAGAAGAATCGGTGGCCGAGCAGGCGGCACCGGACCTTCGGCTTCGCGCCTTTCTCGGCGGTCTGCGGTGTCTCACTCATCGGTGTCCCCTTCGTCAGCCAGGGCGGCGCGGAGGTCATCGTGGGCCAGTTGCGCGGCGTCCACGACTCCCCGCGTGTATTCGGTCGCCCACTCGGGAACGGCAATCGCTCCGGCGTAGTCGCTCACCAGCGCCTCGATCCGCGCGACCTTGGCTTCGGCTGCCTCGGCGCGCGCGGTGACAGCAGCGAGGCGGTCGGTGACGTGACGGTTCAGCACGCCCCCGGCGCAGGTTCCGCAGCAGTCGAGCGCGTTGTTGAAGTCGCGCAGTAGCTCGCTCATCGCTCCTCCTCGAACGGGTTGTCGGCGCGCTCTAGGTCGCTTTCGTTGTCGTGTACGCCGCGCAGGTAGCCGACCTCCCACGCGACTGCCTCACGTTCGCGGACGGCGCGCGTGTGCCAGTGGGGTGCGTTCGAGTCGCAGGTGCAGCCGGTGGTGGTCATGGCGTCTCCTCGCGGTACGGGTTTTGCAGGGCCAGGTCGTCGGCGCCGAAGTCGTGCAGCCAGCCAGCACCCTCGGCGTCGTCGATGCACGCATCCCACGCCTCCGCCTGCGCTTGCCGGATCAGCTTGCGGACGGCGGGGTCGTGGTGCGTCCAGGCGGTCATCGCTCGTCACTTCCCTCGGGACCGAAAGAGCGGATCACCACTCGTACTCACCGGCCACGATGACCGCCGTCCCACCGTCGAGCCGCACGCCGTAGACCGCCAGGCCGCAGTCACCGGACTCGGCGACGTGCATCCACGTCCCGGCGTGCATCTCGAAGACGCCGCCCTTGTAGCCACCGAAGTCCAGTCCGTCGGCGAGGTCGAGTGCCTTGACCATCTCCTCCGCCGTTACGGGCTCGGCGATGGTCACGTCAGCGACTGCCGGGTCGGGGTCGTAGTCGGGGTGCGCGGTGTACCTGTTGACGCGGGTCTCGTAGTCGTCGCGGTGCCGCTTGGCGCCGATCGCCAGGCGCTCGTACATGCCCCGGTAGGAGGCGAGCGAGGCGGGCGGCTGGCCGTTGACGGTGACGGGCGTTGAGAGCGGCAGCATCTGGAGCGCCGCGCGCAGTTCGCCGAGGGTCATGATCTTCTGGCGGCGGGCGCTCTCGTCGCCCATCGCTCCTGCGGCCTGTGCAAGCCAGTTCATCGGTTCTCCTGTCGGTCGGCCCAGAGGGTCAGCTCGTGGGCGAGATTGCGGGCGCCAGCGGCGTCGAACTGGCCGCGCTGGTAGGACCAGAAGGTCAGGTGGCGGCCCATGTCGGTGAACACGGCGATTGCCTGACTGTCGGGCTCGCCGAGGGCTATGTGGCCGCGCGGGCGATTGCTCTCGGCGCCCACCACGTCGACAAGGGGTAGGTCGTCGGCCGCGTAGGCGCTCATGCCGTCACCTCACTCGTGGGCAAAGGGCTGGTCTCAGGTGCGTCACTCATCGCTCACTCCTGTTGTCGAGTCGTCCGCTGTCGGTGTCGTAGAGGGCGCGGTGGGATGCGGCGGCGTCCTCGGCCCAGGTGGTGTCGGACTCGCGAGGGACGGTCGCGCACTCAAGGCACAGCGGCCCGTGCCCGATGAACTTGCAGACACCGCACTTTGGGCAGGGCCAGCAGTAGGACCAGGGCTCGTCATGGTCGAGGTTCGGGTGGTCGCACTCGCGCACCGGCTCGACCTCACCCCGCTCAGCGAGCGCCTGGGTGATGGCGGCGGCAACGTGGGCGGCGTGGCTGGGCTCGGTTCGCACGAGATAGCACCGGGCGCCGCACTGGCAGGTAGCGAACGTGGTCTTGCGCTCGCCGTCCCAGTACGTGCCCCCGACGCAGACGTGTTCGGTCAGTACGCGCTTGATCAGCGCCTCGGTGGTGCTGCTCATGTGGTTCTCCTTGTGATGGGTGCGGCGTGGTGCCGGGTGGTGGATCATGCGGTGTCGACGTGGCGGGCCTGGGTGAGTTCGCGCATGTTGCGACGAGTTAGCTCGGGAGTGGCGGGCGGCTCATAAGTGCCGTTCATGATCGACAGGCGGGTCTCGCGATACCAGCGGCTATAGACAGCCGGGTCATCGGCGGCACCCTGCGGAGGCGAAGGCATGTCCGTGTGCGACAGGCGATCGGCTCGGACCCGCTTAACTTCGCCGATGACGTGCGCCGGCATCAGCCAGTCGTTGGTCTTCCGGTAGTGCGCGATCACGGCATCCCGGCAGTCACCGAACGGCAGGCCCTCGAGCGCGACCGCCCACGCCTTCGCTGCATCCGGGTCGGGCTTGCGGTTGTCGAATGCTGCTGCGATGCCGAGGAGAGCTGCGGCTTCCTGCTGGTTCATCGTCCTCCGCCGATCTGTCGGATGTCTTCGTGCTGGTCGCCGAGGTCCGCGGCGAGCTGGAGCCACTGGGATGCGCGCGACTGGCGTGGCTGCTGAGCGCGTGACTCCTCGGCGGCCTGCAAGCGCATCTGGTCGAACTTGGCTCGGAGCTTCTGCATCGACATGACGTTCGGGCGCCAGAACCGTGCGCGGTCGCTCTCGCCTCGCTGGCACCAGTCGATGGCTCGGATCACTTCATCCTCGGTGCGGCCGTCGAGGTCGAGCATCCGGCGAGCCTCAGTCAGCCAGCTCTTGGTGATGGCTGGTCGCTTGCTGCCGTTCTCCTCGACCGCTTCGGCGAGGTAGTCGCAGATCCGAATGATGTCGGGTCGAGCGTCGGACTGGCCTACTTCCTCGTTAGAGGAAGTAGTAAGGGGATCGGGTACGGGTACGGGGGGAATCGGGGCCGATTCGCCCCCCCCGATCGGGTCATCGTCGGGTGCCCCATCGGGCTCCCGATCGGGTACCCGATGGCAGAACTCACAGTCGGGGTCGCTGATCCCGCGGTCGAGGTGCCAACGCTTGTGGTTGCCGCGCAGGCCAGCCTCGTGCTCCTTCGCTCGCTTGGCCGCCGTCACTGCGGCCGATGGCTGGAATCGTGCCCAGTCGTGGAACCTCCACCCCGGCTCGCCCTCGTGAGTGTCGGGGTTCCAGAATCCTGCGGCGACCAGTCGAGTCGCGTCAGCCTTGGTGCCCCAGCGAGACAGCACGTCCTCGGGTATGAAGCCGTCTGTCTCGTTGTCCATCGACCACGACCCGGCGAGGACCCAGACGCCCATCGCGGCGCGGCCAGCCTTGCGCGACTTGCGGTGGTCGTGCAGCTTGTCATCAACCTTAAACCACATCGCCGCCACCTCCCCGCTTGAGCAGTCCGTGGCGAATGAGTGCCTGGTCGTAGGAGTCGCACATCAGTTCGTTACACGTCACGCACTGGCCGTCGTAGTCCTCGTCCTCGAAGACCTCGATAGGCATTCGGCAGTACCGGCACTGGTCAATGCGGGCTTCGCGGGGGCTTGGGTAGGCGCAGAAGTCGTCCCTGACCTGGTTGACCAGCTCGCGCGTGGGCGGCAGTCCGGCCTTGCCGAGGTTGCAGTCCCAGCAGGCGGCGACGAGGTTCCACGGATCATTCGTCCCGCCAAGGCTGACGGGGATGACGTGATCGACGTGGAGCACCTTGAGGCCGAGCGAGGCTGGTACGCCGCAGTAGTAGCAGGCGAAGTTGCAGCGGCGAAGGATGTCGAATCGGAGGCCGGCGCTGATCTGTTCGCGGGGCTCTCGCTTGCGTCGTCCGGGTGATGAATCCTCGGGTGGTGGTGGCATAATGTCAGCCACGGCTTGCACTTCCTCTCATCCAGGTGGTGCGGTCGAGCCCCGGCTTGGTGTTACCAGCACCAGTCGGGGCGCTTCCGATTTTACCACGCGCGCGCCCGCGTGATACGTGCCCGGCGTTGGTGGTGTCAAGGGTCCTCACGACGCCCACCGCCCCTGCCTTGCGCGCACATGCTGGGCGGCAACGAGCGCGGAGTATTCGCGGTTGAGGCCGTTGCGGGCGCACCACTTCTCGAACGCCTCACGGTTGACCTTGAGGATCGCCAGGATCTCGGTGAGCCCGTGGCCGCGGTCGATGTAGTCGCGCACGAGGTCGACGCGCTCGGCGGGCCGGTACTGCCAGTTGGTCGGCTGCTCGTCCTCGTCGTCGATGTCGTCCCAGGCGAGCGGCGGGGGCCATCCCATGCGGGCGGCGTGGCGCTTGGCGCGGGTGACGCCGGGCGAGGATGCGGCGGGGGCGATGAGCATGAGGCGCCGGTACAGCCAGTCGACGTCCTTGAAGGTGCTGACCCACACGTACTCGGTGCGGGCGAATCCGTAGATCGTTTTGAAGCTCATGCGCCCTTCGGACGCTTCGGCCATCTTGGGGACTGACCAGCCGATCGCCTGCAACGCTTGGATGCGGCGCATCACTCGCCAGGTGGGGACGCGGCGGTCGATGCCTTGGATGGCATCGAGCTTGCGGCGCTTGTCGTAGGCGAGTTTGGCTTTGCGGCAGCATTCGCGGCGGCATCCGGCGACGTGCCCAGCGGGGGTGCCGTGCCTTTTGTCGTCACGCCGCATCGCTGTCACCGGCCTTCTCGCGGGCTCGCTTGGTGGAGGCGACGGACTGGATGTTGCGGCAGATGCGGCAGACGATTCGGCCGGTGGTTTCGCTAATGTAGGCGTGGTCTTCGCGGCTGTGTCCGTTGACGCAGGTTGGTCGGGCTTCGTTTTCGCGCATCCGGTCGGAGTAGGCGCCGCGTGCGTTGTGGCGTGCGGCTCGGTTCCGTTCGCGGCGCTTGGCGGCTGGGTCGTAGAGGTCACCAGCCCAGATGCCTTCGAACTCGTGGAGGTCGCCGTTGGGGTCGCTGTCACGGAAGGCGCGGCATTCGGTGTAGACGGGGCAGCGGGTGAGGCAGATCGTTTGGGCGTCTTGGATGTTGACGGGGTTGTCGACGGCGAGGAAGCGGCTGTCGTTGACGCATGGGGCCTGGTCCATCCAGGCGGTCGGGTCGTCCTTCATGCCGCACCGCCCAGGATCATCTCGGTCAGCGTCTCGGCGTCGGGCTGGCCGGCAACGAACCGCGCCACCAGACCAGCGGCGTCCGGGTCCATCACGATCGGGCCGTTCTTGTCGACGCGGCGGATCAGTTCAGCGTTCGATGGCATGTCAGTAACCGGCTTCCTTGAGTAGTTGCATGAATGTGGCGCCCGAGACGACGGCGTATCCGTCCTCGGCGCGGGTCTTGCCGCGGCGTTTGATCCACGCGACGGCGATGGGTGCGTTGTCGTTGATGGCCTCGGCGGTCGCTTCGTCGAGTGCGGCTGCGAGGTTGATGGCCTTCGTGTTCTTCGCCTCGATCACGACCCCAGGCACCCCAGCTACGTCGCCGCGGTCTTTGCTGCCTGCGAGTCGTCGGCGTTCGGCGTGGGGCCAACCGGCAGTGATGAGGGCGGTGACGATCGCGGACTCCCACGACGTGCCGGCCTTCTTCGCGCTGGCCCGGTTGCGGCTCACTCGTCGTCACCCCCGCAGTCCGCTTGTGCGTTGTCGACGATCGCGGCCAGGGTCAGCAGCCACGACGCGATGAGGGCCCTCACTGGACTGGCCTCTCGGGACCGAAAGACTCGTCGGCGCTGGGGTTGATCCACAGCACCTCGGAGCGGGTCTTGCCGCCAGCACTCGCACCTCGCGCGTGGACGTTGCGGTAGATTCGCGTCCACCCGGCCTCGTCCAGCACGTCATAGAGCGGCGTCTCGTAACCGCTGAGCACGACGCGGCCCTGCAAGGTGAGTGCCAGGCCGACCATCTGCTCGTGGTGGTCGTTGCTCATCTCGTGCTTGTAGGCGTTGAGCGACATGCGCCTGGTCTCGCCCGGATAGGGCGGATCGAGATAGAAGGTCGTCTCGGGGCTGTCGTACTCGCGCATGACGGCGAGGGCGTCGCGGTTCTCGATCTGCACGCGCGCCAGTCGCTCATGCCAGGTGTCGATGAACGCGACCTTGCGCCACCACTGTGCGGTGTTGTTGCCCATGCCGCCCGAGAGGCGCTGTCCCTTGGACTTCGCCCACCGCCCGAGGGTGGGGTAGGTGCCGCCAAATCCCTGGTTCATGCCGACGAAGAACGCGAGGGCGCGGTCGTGGGGGTCGGTGCTGGTGGGGTCGTTGAGAACGTCCACGGCGTGCTCGTATTCGGCGCGCGAGTGCAGGGTGAGCGTGGCGCGACGGTTCAGCTCATCAGGGTCGTCGCGCAGCACTCGGAACAGGTTGGTGAGGTCGCCGTGCAGGTCGTTGTAGACCTCGATCGGCGCTGCGGGCTTGGTGAACAGGACGCTGCCAGCGCCGCCGTAGGGCTCGACGTAGGTCTGGTGCTCGGGGAGGTGGGCGGCCACCCATCCCGAGATGTGCCCCTTGCCGCCAAACCAGGCGACCGGCCCGGACTGGGAGCGCGGTGGGGTGGGCTCAACCTCGAACAAGGCGGTCATCGCGCACCGTCCTTCGTGGGCGTAAGACTGGTTTTCACAGCGCACCCCACGCTTCGACGAGGTGCCGCAGGGTTCCGGTGGCGCCGTCGAACCAGGCGCCGAATAGGGCGGCGGCGGTGACGCGGATCATGCGGCACCCCCAGCCATCTCGGCCTCGATCTCGGCCAGGCGGGCGGTCGCTCGGTCGCGCACCGTCACGCCGTCAACCGGCACGTCGAGCAGGTTGCGAGCGTGTGCCCGGTTGCCCCACTCGCGAACCTCGGCCTCGGTGGTGGCGTCGGCGAGAGCGGACACGACCTGGGCGGCGAGGTCGTGGGCCTCCAACTGGCGGTCGATGTCGTCAGCGGGAGGCAGCGGGTCGACGGTGTGGGCCTTCCTCTTGCCGCGCGTCTCGGTGAGCGAGGCAGTGAACGGCTTGTCGATGTGGCTGATCCGTGAGACCCGGATGCCTCCCACACGATCGCGGCCGAACATGATGGTGGGGTCGCCGTACAGTTCGGCGCGTCGACCCACCCACTCGGTTGCGTCGTCACCCCAGGCGGCAACGAGGAGCTTGAGGACGGTCACCGCTGGTCGCCACACGCGCTTGTCTTCCTCGATGGCGATGTCGTACTGCTGCTCTTTAGTGCCTGCGGTGACCCCGGCGATGGTGACGACACGGGTCACGCCGCCCAGGAAGTCCTCGAAGTTCAGTTGGTCTGTCTTCTTCTCGATGGTGACTCTCATGCGAGTTTCAGCTCCACGGTGTCGAAGTTGATCCGCTCGGTGGCGGGAAGGTTGGTGACGGCCTGCTCGTAGCGGGCGGTCATTTCCCAGGCGGCGCGCTCGAACTCGCGGACGGCCTCCCGGATGGCGTCGTGCCACTTCGGGTCGGGCAGGACGCGCTTGACGAACAGCGGCATCCCCGCGACGTAGGACACGAAGTCGAGCCAGTCGCGGCCGGACACGAGAAGGCCGGCCTGACATTGGGCGAGGTAGTAGGACGGAACCTCACCGGAGAGGATCGTGCTGAGGTGACCCTTGCTCCTCGGGGCCTTAATCTCGATCAGCCCATCCGTGCCCACCAGGCCATCGGGTGAGTAACCGAGCGTTCCCCAGTCCTCGTCGAGCCGCATGAACCCGACCTCGACGGCCTGCTGGTAGTGGGCGGAGTAGATGTCGCGGGCGAACGGTTCCGCGTCACAGCCCCTCCACATGTCGGCCGTCATGGGGGTGTCTTCGGTCCAGCCCGTGATCCGCTCAGCCACCAACGTCGCGGTGACTGCCCGTGCGGTGTCGTTGTTGGCGACCTTGCCGGTGGGGGTGAGGAGCTTGCCGACAACCGAAGCCGTGACGATGCCGCGGCGTGCGTCGTGCCACGCCTCGGTTCCTTGCTCGAGGTCGTCGAGGATGGTGAGGCTCACGACGCCACCGCCTGCGGGAACTCGGCGGCGCAATCGAGGCACGATCCAGGGGCGCAATCGTCACAGACGGAATCCCCGTGCTCACAGTAATTCACCGGCCACACTCCGGCGAGGTGAACCTTCACCCCGCATGTGCTGCACGATGAGCAGCAGTCGTTGAGAGTCATCGCAGTTCCTCGTTGTCGCGTCGTCGGTCGGCGAGGGTTTCGCCCCACGCCATGAGTTCGGGGTCGTGGTAGTCGCGGGGTCCGTTCGGGTTGACGCCGATACGGAGGAGGGCGGCGTACAGGTCGATGAGGGTCACGACGGGTCACCGCCTTGGGGATCGAAAGACTCGATCGGGGTCATGCCGACTCCTCCTCGTTGAGCAGGTCGAACAGGCCGCCGTCGTCCCCGGTCGCCTTGACGGCAGCTACGGGGTCGCGGCGTCGGTGGATGCGCTGCTGGATGAGCGGCAGGTAGTCGGCTTCGCGTTCGATGGCGACACAGCGGAAGCCCTCGAGGATGCACGCTTCGACGGTGGTCCCGCTGCCGGCGAATGGCTCGAGGACGGTCCCACCCTCCGGTGTCACGAGCCGCACGAGCCACCGCATGATGCTCAGCGGCTTCACGGTGGGGTGGGCGATGCCGTCGACCCGGACGCGCTCGGATGCGTCGGCCTTGGCGACGTAGAAGAACCGGGATGCGCCGCCACTGTCGGCGGGGGTGTTGCGGGCGGTCTCATACCCGCTCGCGGCGTCCTGCCCGTAGGTCTCGCGCTCGCCCTTCGGTTTGGTCCCGGCGAGCATCTTGCCGCTCGTCAGGGTGCCGCTCTGCTCGTCGAGCACGTCAGCCTGGGACTCGTCGAGCACGACGTTGGCAGGCCAGCGGCCCTTGGCGTTGTAGGTCGCCTGCTCGTGTGTCGCGCTGAATCCCGAACCGCCAATCCCGCCCATGCCTGCGGTGGCAGCGGACTGGCGCTGTAGGCGGCTGGGGTCGAAGGCGCTATCCAGAGATGTCCGACACCCGTCGATGTTGAGCGCCCCTGTCCCGTGCGCCAGGACGTTCGCGGCGACGGTTCCGGCGAGGGGCTTCCGGCCCATGACGATCGGCTCGAACGCGGGCTTGAGCGCCGTGCCCCATCCGGTACGGTCGCCGTTCTCGTCGAGCAGGTTGTGGGACTTGGGGAAGCCTGACCCGTAGAGCCATGCGAGCGAGTCGCGCATCTCGAACCCTGCATCCTCGACCGCGCAGGCGAGACGGTGCCAGGTGCGAGTGCCGCCGAAGGCGAGCATGTGCCCGCCAGGCTTGAGGACGCGCAGACACTCGCGGGACCATGCCTCGCACCACTCCTGAAAAGGGCGACCAGCGACGCGCACTGAGTCGACGCCGGACGCCAGGTAGGGGCCGGCGCTGGTCGAGTGCCCCTGGCCGCGCTCCGTCAGCTCATCGGCGCGCTCAGTGAGGACGCGGGCGCCGCGGCCGGTGCGGTACTCGGGTGAGGTTCGGGACGTGCGCCCGAACGCATTGTCGCGCCCCACGTCGTTCGGGTTGAGCGAGCGCCGGAAGCCGTCAGCCCCGTCCCACTCCTTGCCCATGAACTCAAGGCCGTAGGGAGGGTCGGTGACCACGGCATCCACGGACATGTCCGGGAGGGCGTGGAGGACGTCGAGACAGTCCCCGTGGTGGAGGGTCACGAGGTCGTCCTGGTGGTGGACCGCGCTCATCGAGCATCACCACAGAACGAGCACTCGGACGGGTCGGCGTAACCAGACTCGCCACACGCGGAGCACGTATCGCCACGCACCGCCGGGACGTAGGGGTTGAGCCGTTCGATCGGGTGCGTGGGGTCTACCCGCTGGATGTTGTGCTGGTTCGCGCAGGCGGTGAAGCCCTCATTCCATGCGCGCGCCGCTGCAACATGCTCGCCGTGGGCATTGCATGACATGCAGCACCCGCCAGGCTGGAGGAAGCACGCGAGGGCTGTGCTCAGGCAGTGGGGGCACCGCACTCGCTCGCCGGCGCTCATCGGGCGCTCCTCTCGGTCAGGCCATTCGTGGGCGTAAGTGCGGTGTGCTCGTTCATCGCTTGCCCTCCACCCAGTCGCGCAACCTGTCGTCGGTGAGGTTCCGGGCGGCTTCGTTGGCGGCGATGATGTCGAGGATGGGGCCGTAGTCGGGGGCGGGCTTCGTGAGCGCGATCGCCTGGTCGATCTCGGCGTCGGTCTGGGCCATGAGGGCTTCGTAGTCGCCGCGGGTCAGGTCGATAGAGCCGTTCGGGGTGAGCTGCCCGTAGGTGTAGACGGGCTCGAGGAGTCGACGCTCAACCCAGCGGGTGACGACGATCCCACCGGCAGCAATCGCGGCCAGGAACCAGACGAACGGGGACGTGAGAAGACTCGTCATCGGACAGCCCTCCCCACGAGCGCGAGGACAGCGGTGACGATGAACGCCACGGCAACGAACACGGCGACGATCTGCACGGGGGTCATGGCTGCACCCGCAGATCCACGGTCGGGAACCAAAACTCGATGCGGGCCGCAGCCATCACGGCCATCTCGCGGGGAGTCATGCCGTCACTTCCGCGGGCAGCTCGGCGGAGAACGTGGTGTTACCGACACGGAGGTAAGCGCGGCTGCTGTCAACCTCGATCGAAAGACCGGGCTGACTCCAAGCCATCGCCTCAAGGGTGTCGACCGACACCTCGACGAATGATCTGCTGGTCATTGGGTATCCTTTGCTTGCTACTAGCGGGCGGGTCGGGGCTGTGATGGGTGCCGGCCCGCCCGTGGTGGTTAGTTGTGGTGGGGCTTCCCGATGCGGCGTGCGACCGACAGGCAGACCTCGCCAGCCAGACGGGCTGAGAAGTAGGCGGCGGCGTGAAGGGCGGTCATCACGACGCCTTCCGTGCGCTGCGGCTGGTGAGCCCCGTCGACTTCGTGGGGGCCTTCACTCCGGCCTCGCTGCGGCTGCGGATGATCTCGGCGATCTGGTCGTCGGTGAACCGAACCTCGAAGCGGCCCAGTCGGACGTGCGGCCACTTCTGCTGGGCGCGGAGTTGAGCGACCCGCTTGGCCCCGCCGTCGAGGTTCAGGATCTCGGCGAGGTCTTCCTCGGTCTTGAGCTGGTTCATGCGGTCCTCCTGGGTGGGGATGCCAGCAGGTCGGCGTACTGGCGGCGCAGGCGTTCGTGGGTGGAGCGGAGAGAGAGGTTGTTGGGGTCGTTGCGAAGCGCGATCCCTGCGTGCTTGCTGGCCTCAGCCAGTTCGGCGAGCTCGGATGCGTATGCGGCCAGCACTTCGCGCTCTCGCCTATCTGCGGCGCGCTCTGCGGCGGCGGCGCGGTAGCGAACGCGCTGCGCCTCAACCTGGGCGTCTACCGAACGACCCAGGCCCTGCGAGTAGGACCCGCTGCGTGCGCGGGGAACCTTCTGCCCCGCTGTGCGTTCGAGGTAGGCGAGCGCATTGGCGAGCCCGCGGTGATCGCTCGGGGTCGAAGGGAGGCGGCATCTTTCGCCGTTTTCGTGCAGAAGGACGACGTGGCCGCGCCCGTCCGAAGTGGTTTCGAGCGACCATCCGATGCAACGGACCCGCTCGACCAGATCGCGAACCTCGGCGTTCACGTCGCAGTCCGCCAGTCGGTGTGTCGCTTGCCGCGGACGAGCATCAGGTCGCCGCGCTTCTTGGCGAAGGCAAGGAACTCGTCTGCGATGAACTGCTCGGCATCCTTGCGTCGCCACGCGCGCCACTCGTGGAGGAGCCGCAACGCCTGGTTGGGGCTGACCGCGTAGCCGTCGCCGAGCAGTACGCCAACGGCATCCCTGACCCACTTGCGGGGAATCTTGCGCTGGAGGCTGTCAGCACTTACTCCGTCACCCAGGAGCACCGGGGCCTCTTGGACCGTCCGTGTCGGCGGACTCATGCCGCCTCCATGCGCTTGCGGCGGTCGTGGCTGGGCGTGTAGTCGACGATGAGGGAACCGGCCGCGAGGCCGAAGACCTGCTCGAGCGCCGACAACACCTCGGCAGAGGCGCCGCGGTGGCCGCCTTCGATGAGCGACAAGGAGCCGGCGCTGAACGGCTTGTCGATGATGGATGCGAGCTGGTCGGCGACCTGGGCCTGCGTGAGCCTGTGCGACTTGCGGAGGTCGGCCAGTCCGATGCGGGGCGGGGTCACCCCCTCGCGCTGGTTGGCGTACTCAATCTTGGACATGTACCTAAGTTAAGGCAGAGTTCAGGATGAGTCAAGGCGAATCG